CGGTCTTTTTCGTCAGATTTTTCAGCTTCTTCACGTTCTACTTCACGCCAATAACTAGGATCTCTCATTTTCTTGCCTCCATCATTGTGTCTGCAATTTGATAAGCCGTCATTGCTTCTAAATGCCAATGGTCTGCATCGTGCATCTGACCAGTTACTAGTGCTTGCATAGCCTTAGCTGCGAAGTAATCACGCAAGTCCATTCCTTCGTTATTACACATATGTGAATCTGGAAATGCTTTCATTTAAGTCTCCTATCCAAAGATTGTTTGCAAAATTGCTACTGTACCAAAGATTGTTACAGCAAAAAATACACCCATTGCTACCGACAAATACAGCCAAATTAGTATTTTATTAATCATTGTCACCTCCAATGAAACTCTAGATTGCCATACTTTTGATGTTTCGGCTTATAAATTATTCCTATTGATTTCTATGTTTCTATTAATAAATAGTTGTTGACCATGTTTACAGATGGAACTACTATCTGTTTCACCAACTAACCACGAAAGGGAAACAAATGGATTTAACAGAATACAAGAAAATGCCTGATCTGCCAAATCTAGATATAGACTTTCTTAACGACTTGGACGATACGCTACTAGGCAGACCAGCAGAAGATTACGAGTCTGAAGAAAATATGCAAATAGAACGTGATCGTATTGATAACGACATGGATCTGTGGGATTCTGAAAGAATTGCTGAATTCGAGAGAGCTATGGATTACAAATCTAAATGCGGGGTGTGGCCATGATAGATAAATGGGCTATGGCTGAAATGACCTACGTCTTGCGCTTGATGGTAGATAAGTTTGAGCGCAGGGAATTGTCAGCAGACGAACAAAACGTGTTATTGATGGCGTATCAGGCTTTAAGAATACCGTCACGAGAAGTTCACGAGATGGCAAACATGATGGAGGACATGGAATGATTAAATGGCTAGATGAAAATCAATTGGTTATAATCGCAGTCTTGTTTTTTTTATGGGTAGTATGTTCAAGTTTTTAATTCAGGAGATAAATAAATGGAAGATTTTAAAGTTTACGCTAAGTTACAAAAATGTCGTGTAGAGTTGCAGAACATGGAACTCAAGAAGTCAGGACATAATAAGTTTGCCGGATACCGTTACTTTGAACTAGGTGACTTCCTGCCAGCAGTTAACACGTTATTTGACATATACGGACTCGCCTACTCGCTACAGTTTGATCGTGAGATGGCTACTATGTTTATCATTGACGTAGATACAGGAAGCTCAATTAAGTTTACCTGCCCAATGGAGCAAGCGATCCTAAAAGGTTGTATGCCAGTACAGAATCTAGGCGCATCGATAACCTACATTACTCGTTATCTTTTAGTTATGGCTTTGGCAATATGTGAGCATGACGCTGTGGACGCTTCAGAGCCGTTAAAAGAGAAAAAGACTATATCCGCTACTGATGGCGCAAAAGACGCCTTAGATGCCCGTTTAGCAGCCTTAGTGGACAAGTTATCGAGTCATATTCAGGCGCAGTTTGATGCAGGTAATGAATGGGCTGCGTTTGAGGCATGGGATTTACGAGATCAGACTACTTTTGACGTAACAGCATCAACGGCAGTTTGGGCGCAGTTAAGCAGTAAATGTCGCAGTACAATTAAATTAATGGATAAAGAAGCTAATGGAGAATCTAAATAATGGCATATGAAGCGAAAGCAGGTACATTTTCCCTATTTAAAAATGACAAGAAAGAAAGCGATAAACACCCCGATTACAGAGGCGATGGGAAGGATGCAGAAGGTAATCCTATCTGGGTATCCGCATGGCTAAAAGAAGGAAAGTCAGGCAAGTTTATGAGCTGCTCGTTCAAGTTGAAAGATGAACAAGCAAAGCCAAAAGTAGAGAAGTTTATTGATGACGATTTATCGGACGTACCCTTTTAATGTTTAGTCCAGCTAGAGGTGACTTATAACGCTAGCAGCAGGGGCTACCTGTCTCCTTCAGACATCACTCTCGGTAGTGACCCTGCACTTACACAAGGAAAACAATGAAATTGCTTGATTATTTACAAAAGACTTATGACGTTAAGAATGACCGTCAGCTTGCAATAAAACTAGGATTTAGCACACCTACGTTATCTAAGATTCGGACAGGAAAGTATCCAGTTAGTGCAGATATGATTATTGCGATACACGAGACGTTTAAGATGTCGATTAAAGATATAAAGGCACTACTATGAAGATATGGTTTTTGCTAGGAGTTAGCTTGATGTTAGTAGGGATTACATTGGCTATACAAGACCAACTAGAGCATGAGTACGAACGTGGATTCCAAGATGGACTACACGCTTTAAGCTCAAAGAAAGTCGATAATATTTGTATGCAGTGGTGGTTTCAGTCTGATCTGGAAGCAGCTAAAAAGAGAGCGTGCGGTAAATGAATGATATGAGCTATGACGAATTTAAAGAATTTATCCAAACAAAATCATTATATGAAACCCTTTATCAGGATTCTGAAGGCAGAGAAATATTAATAATTACTGTTTTTGATGCTTGGCAAATGATGAATGCAATTAAAGAAAAAGATGAAAGATGGGTTAAATCTTACTGTGGCGGGAAGCCTAATTACACAAAAGATTAAACCTTAATAACTTGCCCTCTAAAGTAAACAAGTCCTTCTTCTTCATCAATAACTTCACAGAGTTCAGGTGGCATTAACTTACCATTATGAAATGTTAATGCTGCCCATCCGCTTCTATGGTTAACTGGCGAATCTTCCCCATAACTAAAGGCAGCAGCATTTACTGGCGATAGAGTACCTGTATCTACACCGTAACGAGTTTTTAAATTACTGAAATCTGTCCAGGGAACAACCTTTAAGCTGTGCAAATGTCCTGTGCAAAAATTTATGCCCGATTTCAAAATATTATTATGAATGGCGTGTAATCCGTTGTGCCATCTATGTTTAATCATAGTGTGATCGTTAACCATTAGTGACATCGAGAATCGCCATAATGGAAAATGCTCTGCTAGGTTCATACCCATTACACCCTTAAAAGTATCACCCACTTGTTGCTGGAGCCTAGCATTGAAACGAAGATCGTGATTTCCCCACAAAAAACTTAAATGTGCATTTCCAGCAGCCTTCTGAATCTCCTCTAGCCTATCCTGACACGCTTCTAATTCTTGCTTTACCGATGGAAGTGGTTGCCATGTACCGCCAGCAGGATGACGAGAGATTGTCGCACCGTCAAATGCGTCACCGTTAATTACAACAATCTTAGGCTTTAGTTCTTTGATAAGTTTTACAAAAGACCTATGAGCTGTGGAGATAACCCCAGGCCAGTAATGGCAGTCAGAAGCCACCAGAATCATCCCAGAGTCGATTTCTGTGGTTGCTCTAACTCCGTTCTCAGGATAAAAGATTTTAGCGTCTGGGCTGTTTTTAGCAGATGCTACAAGTCTAATCCCACTTCTTTCCTCAATACGCCTTCTTCGTGCTTGTACGTTCCTTTCAGAAATATCCAGAGCTTTAGCCATAGCAGCGGTACTTGCTAATCTGCCCCACATATCAATAAATTCAGCGTCAGTAGTTTTAGCTATCATAAGTCCTCAAGATACGTAACGCACGAACTCACCACACCATTCATCGGCAGCAGTTAGTGCAAAGGAGAAGGAAACGCCACCATTATCTTCAGGTAGCACAGTAGGAGGGAGTCGGTGACATTCGCCTAAGTCTGCATCTTTATCTGGTTTAAAGAAAGCACACGTAGCGCATCGGGGCATACAATCGTCAGGAATCTTAGAGGCACTTCCTTTTTTCGACATCTTGCACAACCTTTTCTAGTTCTTCAATACGATGATCTTGGTACTGAATAACTCTGTTGAGTTCGTTAAAAAGCTCACGAGTGTTATCTACTTCTTCCTTAGATAACAACAGATTGCCATTATTATCTAAAGTTGCTGCGGTTGCAACACTAAACATAAAAAATATAACAATCCACTTCATAAATGTCCCCTAAGCTATTAATCCATTGGAATAAATAGTCTTTCCGTTCTTAGAAGTTGCGGTTAAATTTTGTTTTTTTAGATTTTTAGGATCGTAAGATACGTGAACCCAGCCAGAATCAGGAACACCAGGCGTATAGAACTCTAGGATTAACTGCGTATAAGTTAAGTTATCAGAAATCCACTGCGCTAGATCAGCGTTAGGAATGCCAGGTATCTCTATATCAGCAGCCTGACCTTTGCAGTGGTCAGAGGACTTCGATCCTCCGACCTTAGCGTTAACCTCTGGATGACGATAACCAGAATTAACCTTAACGCCAGTCTTAAAGTTGTCACGAATAGGCTGTAGCACCTTCTCGCATAACGTCTTTAGGTTCTGTATATCTGCCTCAGTAGGCTCATTCTTCATACCAAACCGTAAAGCAGTCTCGCTCTTGGTTAATTCTTGTAGGCTAAAGTTCTCTGATAGCTTCATTTCTTCATATCCATAATCTTCTCAAGTGTGCGACCACCGAAATAAAAACTCATCACGAGCATACCCCATTGACCTAACAGCTCAACAAAAGCATCAGCTATATCTAAAGCAGCAGCATCAAGGATAGCTAGTATTAAATAAGCAACTAAAATGTAAATTAATGTCATAGGACGAATGTTCTTAGATAACCAAGAATCGCTAGCCATATCAGCCTGCATACGTTGAGTCAGATTATTCTGCTCTAACTCGTACAGCTTTGACTCATTAGCCATCTTAGCTAACTCGCCATCTTGAGCCATCTTAGTTAACTCTAACTGTGCCTTAGCTTTAGCTTCAGGATCAGGAATTAACTTATCAATTAACTTTCCACCTATGTTTAGAATTGCGTCTAGTCCGATCATCATTCTCTCCAATTAAACATACTATAAATAAAATACAAGATAGCCGTAGCGCAAGCAGTACCTACTACACAAGCAATAATGTTTTGAATTAACTCAATCCTCTCAGCCTTACGTCTAGCGATCTCACGTAACCTAACCCTAGCAATCCTAGCTTCTTCTTCAGCTTCTTCCTTAGCAGCAGCTACGATAGCGTCCCTACGAGCGCACATCTCCTCGTATAGACCAGTTTCTTCTGAGTTATTGTAGATAAGTAGCTCACGTAGCTCAACTTCTAGTCTATACAGCTTACGTGATGCAAAGGTAGCGTCTAGTGCTTGTTTAGTTGCTTGCGATAACGAAATATTAGGATTCTTCTTAGCTACCGTATCAACAACAGCAACAGACTTAATTTCTGCTTGTTTCTCAAAGAACGTAGAGATATCGTGATAACACTCTTGTATATCTTTCCCTAGTGCGATAGCTCTCTTGACTCCAGCAACAGCAGCCTCCGCAGCAGCAAAGGCAACTGCTACTTCGATCATTTTGGTAATTGTCCGTTAGAGCCTAGCCACATTAATAGGAATAAAGCACCTGCACCAACTATCCAGAATATCTTCTTAACGACAGACTTACCGACTTCTTCGTAAATCTTCTTAAATGCCACCTCAGCAGCACGTTCAGCTATCTTTTCTATTTGCTCGTCAGATAAGTTGATGTCAGACATTATTCTCTACCCATAAACAAGTTTCTTCGTCTAACGCATAATCTCCTTCTGGCTTAGGAGGAATAAACGCATCTCTTTCTTTATCGTAAGTACCGCCAATAGTGGCGTAATTCTTACGTAATGGTCTACCTTCTGGATGCTGACCACCGTATGTATTGTAGCTCGTCTGAATCCACTCACCAGGAGATGAATCTACAAACGTATCAAAGAACTCTGGTTCCGCAACGATAACCTGAACAACAGTTCCATTAACAACTTTAGCAAAATGGCTCATGATGTCTTATAACTTCCTGAAGTAGTAAAAGTCATAATAGTGTTTGTACCGCTAGTTGTAACAGTAGGAGATCCAGTAGTAATACCGCTATAAGCAGCAGTAGAAATAGAAATAATAACTACGCCAGAACCGCCAGCACCACCTAAGTTACCTGAGCTAGTAGAAGCAGCACCACCGCCTCCACCGCCTCTATTAGTAGTGCCTGCTCCACCTACAGCAGATATAGCTCCACCGTTACCAGATACGCCTGAAGTACCAGATCCACCAGATACACCACCACCTGCTCCACCACCAGCACCATAGATTAATCCAGTACCAGTAATTCCATTAGAAACTCCAGTACCACCTGCTCCACCTGCGCCAGTAACACCATTAGATCCAGCAGCATTTGATCCACCCCCACCACCGCCACTACTTGCAGAAGTACCTGTCCAAGCAGTACCTTGACCACCTGCGTAACCTTGCCCTACAGTTCCAGCCGCTACAGTACCAAATCCAGTGTTATAAGTTCCTGTACCACCACCACATCCACCAGTAGTAGCAGAAGCACCGTATACACCACCACCACCACCGCCTAATGCAGTTAAACCAAATGCTGAGGATGATCCACCAGTACCACCTACACCAGTAGTTGATGCAGCACCAGCAGTACCAGCACCGCCAACAGTAAAGCTATAAGTAGTAGATGGAGCAGCAATAAAAGTACCTGTTAATACACCACCGCCGCCTCCACCACCGCCGATAGAGAAAGCATTAGCACCACCACCGCCACCTCCTCCACCACCTACGATTAGGTAGCTGATAGAGTAAGGGCTAATAATGCTTATCCATTGATTACTACTGTATATCTCAGCAGCTAATAGAGATGTGTTATAGCCCATCTGACCCTGCGTAGGAGATGATGGTCTAGTAGCAGTAGTCCATACTGGTAGATTTATTCCGTTAGTACCGTCAATGATCGCTGGCATTATTCATCCGCAGGTAATGGTGTGTTGCCAGCCTCAAACCAAGCCTTAAACTCTGGATAATCTTCTGTGCAAGTTAAACGACATAAACCATCGTCATCTATACGAGCATATATTGTTTTACTATTTTCATTAGTTGTAAGTATTTTAAAAATCATAGCTCGGAACTCCATGCTAAAAATCCATTAGATACTCCAATTCTTCTTCCTGCACCAGCCTGTCCAACAGTTAATCCAGATGCAACAGTAAAAATAGAAGCTGCCCCATTTATGGTTGCAATAGAAAAAGTTGGAACTGAACTACAATTTGTAGATGTGTTTGCATATGCAATATTATAATCAGCAGCAGTTCCAGATTGATCTAAAGCAGTAGCAGCAGTTCTCATTGTTATAGGAAAAAATGTATTTATTTCAGCAGTTGTTGATGTTTTTATAAATGCTGTTCCTAAAACACCATATTGATCTGGTAATAATTTATAATAATACCTCTGACACAAAGCTAACTCAGTCCCATAAGGTCTGTAATCAAAGCTAGTAGCTGTACTACCTTTCTCTAGTTGTACGCCAGTAATGTAGAACGTAGCACCGTTAGTGCCTACTACTGATGTTGCGCCTGTAGCTGAAAAAAGATTACCAGCACCCCATGCTCCAGCAGTGCCAGATACAGTAGCTCCAGTTCCAAGACTAAAGACTACCGTTATACCTACCCCATTAGTTGCAAGCCAAGTTCCAGATGTGTCACCAGCAATAGTTATTGTTTCTTTTTCCCACGTATTAGCAGATGTAATTGTGTAGCTAAATGGGTAAACTCTATTTTCTGCGCTGTTTTTAATAGCACCGCCAAACGTACCAGTTAATGAACTACGAACCCAAAACGATAAAGTTACCGTTGCAGCATTAGCTGTACCCCAAGCTAAGTCAGCAGTATTTAAACCTTCTATTCTTTGAGCAATAGCAAATGTTTCAGATGTTCCAACTGTGTAAGGAGATAAAGATGTAACTCCAAGATAATTAGTAAATCCAACAGGAGGCGTTACAGATGCAGCATTTTGTTGAACACTAAATTTTGATGCTTGTGATAAATACGTATTCCATCTATCAAGCGTATAAGTTGTGTTTACTGTAGGAGTAACACTCGCACCAGCATTACGCTGATCTATGACCATGCTCCCATTTATTATACGATTCTTAAACAAAGAAGAACTAGGAGAAAATACACTACCGTTAGAATCTGTTATTGAGTCTGCGTTTACTGTTCCGTATGGCATCTTATACTCCTAATGCTGTTTTGATTTCTTCTGGCGTAGATGCAGAATCAATCTGTGTTTGCATAGTTGCGTACTTGTCTCGTACTGCTTGTCGTGCAGCCTCAGCCGCTACAGCTTCACTAGGAATAGTTGCCTTGATATCTAAGGGAGCAAATTCTTCTGCTCGTTTTGCTCTACGAATATCGTGTGCAATATCCTTAGCTTTATTTACGTTAATGTTAATCATGCCATCTCCCAAGCATTACGGAATGTTCTATCTGTAGGTATATCTGCTACATCTACAATCTTGTATGACTTACCTGCTGGCACGTCTTTAGCAGCTATTTGCTCAATGGTTAAACCACATTCAGCAGCAGGAACTATGATCGCTATGCCACCGTCATCTGTTGGGTAAATTATTCTTGAATTCATTTTGTCCTCTTAACGGAATATGGAAACATAAATACTTGCATAATCAAGTCCAGCAGAACCACTAGCAGTTGTTTGGTATCCTGTTGCTACTTGAATATTTGTAGTTGCTACAGTATTTACAAAAAATGAACGTGTGGCAGCATTACCGCTACTAAATAAAACATCTGGAACTACCGCTAAAGATGCAGCATAATTTACATCTGGCATAGCAGTTGTAAAGTTAACTGTGTATGCGCCAGTACCATTATCAGTAATACTTGTTACGTTACCTGAAGCACGAATAGCGACTGTGCCTGTACCATTAAAGTTTACCCATGCACGACAACCGTATGCAACAGCAGCAGAACCGTAGCCAGAGTTAAAAGATAAATTCTGAGAGCCATCCACCGTTACAGCAGTAGCACCTGAACCTGATCCAGTAACAATATTTAACGTACCGCTAGTGTCTGTAGATATTGCAGTACCCCCATTCGAGGAGTTGCCCGCTGTGATGACATTTGGCATATCTTATTCCTTATTGACTAAACAATTGCCCACCGACTGCCGGAGGGTACTGTTACTGTTACGCCAGACGCTATTGTTATAGGGCCAGCACTCATTCCGTTCTTATTTGCACTAATCGTGTAGTTAGCTGATACCGTATTAGAGTTCTCAAAGATAGCTCCACCACCACCGTTAGCACCACCTACCGGAGTCCAGTTAGCACCGTCATACGTCTCAAGTATTGCTAAAGTTGAATTATATCGTAACTGACCTGTGGCTGACGATGGTCTTTGTGCAGTAGTTCCTACAGGAACTCTAACAGCTCCAGTGCTGTTTATTGCAAAGGTAGTAGGTACGTCTATAGTAGCTGCGTTAATCGTCACAGAGGACGTTGTAGTGCTTCCTATGACCGTTGCTCCAGATGCTGTGAAAGTACCAGCTACCGTAAATGGATCGCCTGAAGTACCTACCTGCTGATCCTTTAACTGCGACATTAGTTCACGAATTGCATTATTGACAAGGCTAGGAGCCATGCCTTCAGCTAAGTTAATACCGTCAATATCAGTATTTGAGCTTGCTGTTGCGCTAAATTCGCTGATCTTTGTTTTTGGCATGTTATTCCCTAGTTTCTATAACCCCAGCATCACCCAATACTTGACCTAATCCAGCCCAAAATTTAGCTGAAGTAGGAGACATTCTCTTTAATTGCTTTAACTGATCTACTGCATTAGGACTAGTAATAATCTCAGTTAGCTTCTCTGCGTTATTAGCAGCATCTTTCTTGATAGCCCAATCAGTAATCTTTTTGCCCCAATTCTGAGGAGACATCGCAAAACCACCAGCCCTAGCTGCACCTGTTATCACGTTAGTAACTGGAGGATTCTTAATTAATTCTTCCGTTATTAATTGGTTAAATGCGGTATCAGAACCTAGTTTTTTAACTCTACCAGCAGCCTCAAGAACTTGCGATAGATCACGTAATGCATCAAATTTATCCTTACCTAACGCTACCTGCAAGGCTTTCTGTTGCTTTTGATCGCCCATCAGAACATTCTGCCAAGCATTACCTACATCTAATTTCTGACCTTGCTGACTCTTGGATGGTTTTTTAGCTAACTGCCATTGTTCCTCTAGGTATGCTCTAGTAACTGCGTTCCATGCTTCCTCACCACCTCCAGCAGTAATCTGATCCTTAGCGTATCTAATCGTACTAGGGCTAGGATTCTGGAATATTCTGTTAGCAAAGTTCTTCAGATTATCCTTAGACATCTGAGATAACGATACGCCAGTAATACGCTCGTTAAACTCATTCAATGGCTGAGAGTATTGTGCAAACTTCTGGTTAGCCGCTATGTAATCTGGATTACCTTTTTCAATCTCTTTTAATAGATTATCTTTAATACCTGCTAATTTAGCTTGAATTGTATTATCCAAAGAACTAAAAGCATCTTCCTTAAACATCGCATCTATTTCTAGTTTTGCGTTATGTAGTAAAGGTAATCTATCTTCAGGAACCATAGTCTTTAATGGTTGACCTGCCTCATCAATGCCAGGCTTTTCTAGCAGCGATTTAACTCTATTAAGATACTTTGCTGCTGTGCCTGTTGGAGGCTGAGACTTCAGCATATTATCTATGCCACTTAAAACTGGAGCCGTATTTACAGGAACAGATGCCTCAAAAGCCTGATCGTATATAGGCTTTGTAGCTTCTTCACGCTGTCTAATTAAGTTTTGCTTTTGAACTTCTAGTGCCTGTAATCCACGATTACCTGCTACTGAAGCATCCTCTACTTTAGATAAACTACTTAGGTAGTCATCAACAGCAGATTGCACCTTCTTCTCACGCTCACGATAGAACTTTTCCATCTGAGCAGATGATTCTGGAACATTTCCTAATACTTTCTGTGTACTTTTTAACGATGGCAAGTTACTTAATTCAGCACCAGTTAAGGGAATACCGTACTTACTAGCTTGCTGACGTAATGCAGCAGTTTCAGCAGGATTAACTTGAGCTATATCACGAGCTAATCTACGTTCTTTAAATGCTCTTACGCCTAATGGAGCAGCTTCACCCAATAACGATAGACCACCAGAAAGAGCAACCTCAGTAGGATTAACTTCTTGACCTGCTGTTGCTCCAGCTATCTTTTGACGGACATAGTTACTTAAAGCAGATACGCCACCAGTTAAACCAACTGCACCAGCAATTCCAGGAGGGCCAGCTAATAACAATGGAGCAGACAAAACACCAACAGTAACATCAGGAACCATCTCAGCTACATCTGGAGCGTTATAAGCCATTCTTGAAGGAATACCGACTACTTCCTTGTAAAACTTACCATCGTTACCTTGATACGCTATATCGCCATTAATAACCGCATATCTATCTGGAGAGATACCACGAGCTTTAGCAAAGTAGTTAATTGCTGCTTGCTTCTCCGTTGGGATACCACCCATAAATGACGTAGATACACTAGCCGCACGAGACGGATCAGATATAGCTTTAGGTGGTATATTTCTAGGAGCCTTAGCACCTTGTTTAGGAATAGCAGGAGCAAACAACTCAGAAGCAAAGTCAACTGATTGCGGCTTTTCTGTAGCTGTTTTATCAACTGGTGGTCTAGTTGAAAACAACTCACTAGCAAAATCTACTGTCTCTGCCATGTTATTCCTTAAAGTGCTATACCAAATTCAGCAGCTAATTGATTTCTAATTATGTTTCTATCTTTAGGATCTTTTGGATTTAATTTATATTGTTTTGCTATATCTTCGCCACGTTTATTAATTATTTCTGGCATTTTATCTAGTGGTGTATCTTGCCAGTTCAAACCATTTTTTAATGCGTATTGCTTACGAGCTAAAGCGTATTTTGTTTGCTGTATGCCGTTATTTAATTTTGACTCAAATTGAGTAGGGCTATCACCGTCAAAAATTCCAGTACCTGCATTAGGCAAAGTAGATGTAATTCTTCCAGCTTCAGCGTCACTCATTGCTGCACCAGTTATCTCTTTAATAGTTAAGTTCAGGTTTTGAGTTGCATTTTGTTTATATGTTGAATAAGCTGATAAAGTTGCTTTTTCTGCTGCTGGTAAATTACTGAATTTATCCTTTAAACTATTCCATTCTTGACCTGCTCTAAATTTAATATTTAAAAACTCAGGACGATAAGAGAACTGAATATTATTTAAACGAGCAATTTGATCGCCAGTATTTAACTGCTGTTTCTCAACCTCTGTAGCAGTTGGCTTAGATAGTTGGCCAGTGTAAACATTAATCTTTTGACCTTCTCCAATACCCATTTCCTTTGCTTTTTTATCTAAGAAACTTAATTGGTTAGCATCTAAGTCAGCAGGATTTTTAGTTTTAAAATATCTTAAAGATAAGTTGCCTAAGTTACCTGTAAATTCCTCTGGCTTTGCTTTAGCTGTATAAACAGGCTTCATATCTATCGTAGAAATAAGCTCATCTCCAACACGATAAAAACCTGCTTTTGGATACAATTCTTCAGCTCTATCACCAAAGAATTTAGCTGCTTCTGTATCTTTGTTTAATAATGCTTGCTGCTGCCTTTGACGGAATATTGCAGCTTGTTGCTTGTTTTGCTCTAACTGACTTAATTGCTGCTGAGGAGCTTGCTGCGGAGTTATAACGTTTTGTGGCATCTCAGCCATATCGCCATACAAAGGAATACTAGATGCTGCTGGAGCATTAGATACTGGTTGTTGCTGTGTAGGCGCACCAATTTGCTCGTAGGTAGCCATACGTTCTCTAGCACGATTAGTTTCTTCTCTAGCTGCTACTGCTTTAACGAACTCTTGAGGATCAATGTCAGCCAATGGAGCTAAATCAGGATACTTAGTTTTAGCGTTAGCAATGCCAGTCATCTGATTTCTAGTTTGCTGCTGCTTTAATCTTAACTGCTCTAATTGTTGTTGAGTTTGATAATTCTGCAAGCCTTGCTGATAAGTACCGCCTGAACTCTCGAATCCACCAGCTACTGCGCCTAGAATGTTTTGCAATGCTGAACGTGGAGGGCCATACGAACTCATGCCTTTAGCTAATGCAAGACCAGCACCTAGCAAGCCCTGTATTTGAGCTTTCTTTTGTAGCGCAGCAGTTTCTTCCTCACCCAATAATCCTTGATAGAATTTAGGAGCTGTACCGAACGGTGTTAAATCTTCAATTGCCATATATCACCTAAATTAGTGAAACTTGTGGGCCACCAACTACGGTTTGTTGGTAAGGATTCAGTGCAGCCATTGGATCGTAAGGCTTAACTCCACGACCTGCTTGTAAAGGCATAGCAGGAGCTGGTGAAGGCATTTGTTCTGGCGTTAATAAACCTTCAGTTGCTTTTAATGCTTGCGCTGTCATCATTGGATTTTCGTAAGCAGATTTACCTGCCATACCAATACTTTGCATAAATGAAGGAGCAGCAGAAGCCTGTCCTATACCATAACCACCAGCAATACCACCATTAATTCCAGCAGCAGAAGCACCAGGAGCCATTCCCGCAAAACTTAACCCAGCAGCATTAGCTGCGCTTCCAGCAGCTCCCGCTCCACCAGCAGCAGCACCACCAGCAGCTCCAGCAGCAGCAGATCCGGCGCCTACTCCTAAAGCAGTACCACCTGTAAAGCCTGCCGTAGCACCCAATAAAGCACCTTGTAATGGGTTGCTAGGCTTACTTAATGCGCCAATACCAGCACCAGCAGCAGCCAATAACTGAGGAGTAATTATCGGATCAGCCATTATTTACCCCCTTGCTGAGTAGTCGTACTAGTACCACCAGAAGGCACACTAGTGAATAGATTAGTGAATTGTTGTAGTTTGCGCTCTGGAGCTGTCTGCTCAAAGTTGTAACGATTGATAGCGTCTTGCAATTGTTTTTGCTGATAAGACTCTATACCTTGACCTGTTTTCAGTAACTTCTCAATATCCATGTAATCAGACTGAGCATAAGTAGGAGCATTAGCAACAGCAGTCATCTGACGATTGCGCTCTGCCTCAGCCGAGTTATAAGCTAATTGACCTGCGCTTTCCGCTAGGTTACGACCGAATATGTCTTGAGCCTGATTTACATTTTGACCCATTGCGCTAGAACCGTAACGACCCTTAGACGCAGCGTTAGATTGAATATTTTGTACGGCACGAGTATAAGCCTCAGTAGCCTGTCGAGTAGTTCCTGCTAACGCACCCTCTAGGAATGGATTAACACCTCTACCTTGAACTGTGGATAGATATTCTTCTTCTGCTGCTTGGGTAATAGGAGAGCCTGTCAAAGCCCTAACTTGAGAAGCCTCTAATGCAGCCTGAGTAGCATCACTAGGAGAGACATAAGTCTGACCAGGAAAGAATTTCGCACCAGGAGATTCATATTGCTTTTGAGCTTCTGAAAGACCATATGTTACATACGGCTTTATGCTCTCATCAATCCCGCTGGTTGTACTGCTTCCTCCGCCACCACCGCCCATATTACACCTCGCAAATCCATTGTTTAGGCTTAAAGCCGAGCTTCTTAGCCCTACGTTGCCAACCTTGTCGATGGCTAGAGAAAGTTACATATTTTGCATTAGCTTGACTTGCCAAGCCTTTTATGTATTTTAGCCCATCTTCAACCATTTGATAATCATTTTCTAACGTCCAAGCCGCCCAAACGTGTAGATGTAGTCCAGATGGCTGCAATATGAAGAAGCCACCGAACCTCTGCTCCTTTAAAACTACCCATAGAAGTGATCTATTAGAGATTAAATCTGCATAGACATCTTCTACTATCCAATCCTCTGGACTATATCCTTTAATTTTGTCCAATGGTGCTTTAATTGATGACCACCATTTACGTATATCTGCTACTGGTATGTGTCTAAATTCCATTATCCCACCACGATGTAGTCATAAGTTATCCCCGCTGTTATGTTTGCAGCATGAGAGACTACAGCACTTCCTCGTGTTTTGGAACTAACATACAAAATTATTGCATTAGCACTAGTAGGACTAAATAAAATAACGCTACTTGTGCCAATTCTTGCATCATTAATTGTCGTGCTAGTTGCGCCACCTGTGGCTAACGTAAAGTCACCAGTGTTATTCGTCTTGCCGTCCATAATCCCACGAACGACATCAGCAACCTGCCTCTGATCCCCACCAAAAGGAGGAAGCGTCTGGAATTGAACAGTCCTAGTCATCGAGTGCCCTGACCGCTAATATCTATTTCAACCGCTACAGCCGTTTTCCAGTTACCACTAGGACTAGTTTTAACCCTGTGATACCTACCTGCCGAACGAAGCCCACAGCGACCTTCAGAATCAGCTACAGACGCATCTCCGAACGTAATAGCATCATCTAGCAGCTCACGACTTGCAACCGCTACAGAGCCGCTACCAGCGTCCACAATCGGTCTGCCTAAAGTAATGACTGAGTGACCTACATCTATATCGCCTGACGTTAATGCAGCCTGTTTGTATTGACCGCTAAAGGTTACGATATTAGGGCCTCTCGTTGCAGACAATAACAATAGACCACCAACCCACTGACGATCATCCAAAGAGATGCCTAGTGAGTCTATGCTTGCGCTAAATGCGTCCAAACCTTCTAGCGTTACAGATGGCGTTAAAGCAAACGATACGCTGTCAGCAGTAGTCTCTGCATACGACCATTTGTTTAACGAGATGTTGTAAATAAGCAGTAAATTGTCACCGTTCTGTGCAGGAAATAACCAAACAATCAGTCTTTTCTCTGTATCTACAGCAGATGACATTCCAAATTTTAAATTTGTTAAGTTTGCATTATCAAAGAACCAGCGATCTATCTTTTCTGTACCGATTCCTTTGGTTGTCTGACCATCGCACACGTAAAAACCATCGTCTGCTAAGAAATACGTTAATCCTGCAAAGTTAATGATTGATCCGGCAGAGATACAGCCAAGAGTACGGTTAATAGCGTCAAACTGGAAGAAATACGGACTACCTGCATACGTCATACGGTAGATTGCACGTTCTAAAAATACGATTCCGTATTCACCACCAGCTAAACCAGTAATGTCACCACCGTCAGGTATGACTTGAGAGTCAGATTGACTAGCAAGACCAGGAGTCCAGTCTGTTTCATCGTTAATGTCAGACCAATAGACCTTATTTTCTTCGCCAGCTACATTAGCAGCGACTACAAAGTCCTTAACTACGGTTACATACTTAGCAGTAGGGGCAGCAGCAGCCAAATCACCAGCATAAGTAGATACATTTAGCGTATATGACTGCAATTTATTACTGCCGTTAGCCATAATCATCTTTGTACCGTACTGCGTAACATCCCAATACTCAATAGCACTATATCCGGCAGTAGTTAATGGAGACATCGCACGACTACCAGCAGTAAACTTGTACAGGTTAGTCGCAGAGCCACCAAATAATGATACCGTTCCTGCATATTTACCCGCAAAACAAGTCAATAAATTAGCGTTAGCAGCAGCAGAATACTCAACCTCGTCAAGAATTGGAGCATATCCATTAGTAACTGGATAACAGTTAACTGCGCCTGTTAAAGCACCTGTAACGCCAGGCTGATCTGGTAGCCATTCACCGAATATTATGCGTTGTTTAGCCATCTTTATTGCCTTATCCAAGTATCAGATTGTGTTGCTACTACTGTCCATGTGTTACCGCCTTCAGGAACAATAGTCCAAGTATTTGCTTGTTCTACTACGTTATCCCACTCGTCACCAATTATCTGACCGTCTGCGCTTATAGTCGCACTTCCTTCTATACCTGCTATGGCGTTCCATACAGCTATTGCTAAACATGAAACTTCTGCTAAAGCATCTACTGAAGCATGACCGTCATAAACTACACCACCGTTTGCAGTTACCGAAGCTGTTCCATCAATAGCAGCAGTGCCTACCTGAACTCTAATACCGTCTGCTGTAACCGTAGCAGTACCGTTAATAGCACCAGTAAAGAATAATGTTCTAGTAGCTTGTGCTGTAACCGTTGCCGTACCATCTACAGCAGCAGTAGCAAGTATTATCAACCCACCATTAGCCGTTACAGTAGCAGTACCAATTATTGAGCCAGTAGCACTATAAATAATGCCACCTGCCGCAGTTACTACCGCAGTTGCATCTATAGAACCTGTAGCAGTCTGAATCCTGATACCAACAGCAGAAACAGTAGTCGATCCGTTAACACTTCCTGCACCACTATATATAGCAAAAGCATTAGCGGTTACTGTTGCTAAACCATTTACACTAGCAGTAGCTAATACGACATTACCAGAAGCAGCTAATGACGAATACGGTGCTTGTGAATATGCTGAAAAGCCAAACATTTACAGAACTACCCACTTCGAGCCACTAGGAACAGTTACCGACTGACCTGAAGCTACAGTTATAGGGCCTACAGACATTGCCGATGATCCGCTAGGTATCGAATAACTAGCAGCCACAGTATTGCTATTAACAACTAATCCATTAGATGCAACTACCTGCGCTCCACTTAATGTATTAGGTGTAGTTACATTACCAGCAGTAGATATAGTTAAAGCGTCTGCTGTATTGACAGAGCCATTAACAATAAAACTAATCTTTTGACTATCCCACGTACCCATAACTAATGGGCCACCATAAGCCTCAACAAAACTAGCTAATGGTGTAGAAAATCCATTATTAGGAAAACCTGCTGCTGAATAACTATAGTTACTATTATTTATTCCAAGTTCAGAATATGCTGTATGACCTGCATCATTTACCGCATAACTTGCATAACTGGTATTGCTTGAGCTTGTATTTTGTAGGCTAGTGTAAAGATATAAAGGCTCACTTCCAGTAAATGCAGCAATAACACCAGAGTCAGAATGACTAGTAGTTGATCCAACATTTAATGAGCCAGTATCAGTAACTCCAGAAGTATAAGGTATCACTACACGATTATTTGCATCCTCGTACACAGCCTTGCTAGCAGGATACGTAGCAAATACGTCCTTGCTGTTAGCAGCAAACGAGATAGGAGAAGTATTACCAGAACTATTAGCCAATACCGTAGTACGAGCTAATGTAGTACCTGAAGATGTGTACGTACCGATACCTACTTCCCATGTGTTAGCAGTGCTATCAACAATAGAATAGTAGGTAGTATTACCGTTACCAATAACAGCAAAAGACTGGAATCCAGCTACAGCACCAGCAAGCGTCAGCGTACCAGTGCCAGCAGTAGTAGATGTTTCCCTAACACGATCTGCGACAACTAGTGGCATCGCTTACTCCTTACGCCAGAGTTACGCTAAGACCGCCAATAGCTATCTTAAAGATATCTCCAGATGATATAGTTTTCGATGTGTCCAATGCTGTGTGATAAAGCAAGTTACCGCTAGAAGAAGCATCGAGAATACCGATCCAGCCAACTGTTCCCCATGAGCCAGAAGCCTGTGGAAACTCTACCGCAGCAGTATTCGTAGATACACCGTTACTAGGCGCACCCATCGTTACCGCAGTACGTGTATAAGAACCACCAGATACTTCAGTACCAGTGTTGGCATCAGTAGGATCAGATGTATAAAGACCAATATAAACAGTGGCAGGACTCGTGTAGCTCGTATTACGCAATGTAGCGTTAATCAAAGCGTTCTCGAGGTAGTTACTCATTTCGGCCATAATTGTTACCTCACGTTATAGTTCATTGACATTGGCTGACCACTGTACTCACTACTCTGGTCTGCAATCGTTATTGATGATATTGCTCTATCGTACAAACTAGCCCAAGTCTGTAATCTTGCGTCATTCATTAGATACGGTTCTGCCTCACCCAAAGAAGCGTAAAGCAACGCATCAGGAAAGTTAGTTAAGAATACATTACCTTGATTCGTGTCGCTCAGGAAGAACGGCTGTGCGTAGTAAAGCATCTGAAGCTGATAAGTGCTGTCAGGAATAGGAGACAATTGAAGCTCTGTCGCTAACACAGTATATTCAGTAGGCTTGCCTGATTCTGTAACCCTGTAAGAGTTATAGAAAGAGTTAGGCGCACTATAGGATAGAGCCGTAATAGGATTAGTATTGACGTGAATATCACGCATCTCTAGGAAGTCAGTAGGTAATCCTACGGTAGAGTCACCACCTGTCGTATTTGCTGTAGCTACAACCAACATCTGACGAGTTCTGAGTTCTCTACGCAGACGTAATTCAGCCAACTGGATGAACGTAGGAATCATAGCCGTTAAATCACTACGAGCTAAGTAACTAGCTATCGTAGTCTTTAAGTCACTGTATGTACTAAAAGCCATATTATTCCTCTAGTTGCTCAAAATCTTCCCAGCCATACTCATACGTACCTACGTGTTTGATGTGCATAGAAAGCTCGTGATCCACCCAAGTATCAAAGCCATTATCGCCAGCCTTAACGCAAAAGTGAACATCCTCACCTACTACACCAGTTGGCCCCCATCCTGCATCAAACCAAGGCTGAGGAACCTTCTCAAACACTTCCCTACGAATCATTACCGCCCCAAAACCCACAGCAGTAATCTTCTCAATACCTTCCTTACCACGAGAATCGACATTAGACCAATGATGGCGAATCCCTTTCTCATCCTCTGACTTAACTAACAACTTAGCAGTAGGCATACATGGCTTGCGTCTAGTGACAGCATTGACACCGACGATTCCAACCTCACGAGATAACATTATCGTTATCAGATCAGGAGGAAAACGCATATCGCTATCAATGTACAGAACAGCGTCACAGCCCTCTTTTAATGCTACCTGAGCTAACTTCTCACGCTGATCGAATATAAGTGTCCCAGGCATCGTGTAGAGGCTTAGACCGCCCTTACCGTCCTTGCATCGAACAGACGCATCGTGTGCAGCCATCCTAGCAAAATCAAACGCAAAACCTGTATGTACTTCATCCCTGCATGGAATACAAACGCCAACTCTCATACTGTTCCCCGATATATCTTTAATACAGCTTGGTCAGGATGATTAAACCACTTTTTAAAAGCGACTTCATCAACTATGTAAAAGCCACGCATGATTCCCATTTCATTTAGCTTATCAATAGCCGTAAAAGGTATTGAGCCAATCAAATGTAAATCTTCTGTTGCTCCTGTCCTAGCTTTATCAATATCTCTAAGAACTTGATTACGTTCTAAGAGATCAGATATATCTTGTTTAGTTTCGATGATAATGCCGCCATCACCGTCTGCATGAACTGTTTGAGTGCGAAAGTTTTCCATTAATCCCTCTAAAAAGCCCCCTACCGTTAGGCAGAGGGCTAGTCAAATTACAGCGAGAAGTCTAAGTCAGCAACGATACCATGCGCTGCTTCGTTCTTCACTTCCAAAGTTACTTCAGCAAGAATCTGAGTTTTCTCAGAGTCGCCGTTCTTAGCCAATTCATTAGTCATGAATGGACGTAAGTAAGCCATTGCTGCGTACTCAGGATCTAGAATCAACATATCACGTGAGCGCATAAATCTGTCAGGCACTATACTCAGAGTCCCAAAATCGCTAGCGTAGAGATCAGCCGCCCCCACGATAACACCAGGTTCTGCTTTCGTTAATTGATAACGATTAACTGCGATACCAGCAAAGGTAGAAACCTTCTGCTTACCTGCTGAACCAACGAATACAGCCTTTGGTGAACCGCCCGCATCAAAGATTGAAGCGATAACAGTTTTCATCAATGCTTCAGTTGCAGTACGCTGAGTACCATCGGTACGGGTAGATGTACCCGAAGTTGCTGGAGCTGCACCACCACTGCCTTGTGAGCTGTTGGTTTTGATCCATGACAACAATGAACTCATTTGACGAGCAACAGTAGAAGTACCTGCGCTACGAGCTTGGTTAGCAGTAATGATGGTTTCTAAGTCACGCTTGATTTCAGCAGAAGCCTTAGCTAACTGGTAAGCCTTTTCTGACTTACGACCTGCTTTGTTTACTTTATCCAAAGTACCAGAAACTTGAACAGTTTTCTGTACGATCTGTGTGTAGTTACCTACACGAGTCGTTGGTGATGCAGTGATAGAAGTTGCATCTGCGCCCTCGACCGCAGCGTTAGCGGTAGTAGCAGAAGCCAAGCTGTCAGTCTGCCACTCATGGTAAACAGCAGTAGCTGAAGTCTTACCGATAGATGACATGATTGGTGTTTCAGTTGGGCTGATGTTATAGATAACGTCAGATAAATCTTCACGCATACCGATAGCGGTAAATGTTTGATATGTAGGCATTATATTTCCTTATAAGAATCGTTCAAAAGCGGCTGCGGCATCACTAATCTTTCCAGATTGTCTAGCTCTAGCCTTCAGTTTTTTAATATCCTCAGTATTACTATCTCTTGGGTTTGATACTCCAGGCTTCATTGCCTTCGGAGCTTCATTAACCTTCTTAGCAATACCAGGTTGCGATGCTTTCAATTTATCGTACTGCATAGCTTTATATAGCGTTAATACAGCACGTGAATCAAATACATTCGCTAGTTCATCATCCGAGAATCCAGCCTGTTTACCGTAGCTGCGTATCTCTTTACGGATTACCTCACCCTTAACAGGATCAGCGTATTCAGGTAACGCACCAACTAACTTCTCAGCTTCCTGTGCGACCGTTGCACGTAGTTGCTGCTGTCTGTCATATTCCTGCTGTTGAGCTATATGCGCTCTCTCAGCACGAACCTGCGCTAACTGCTTTTCCCTCTGAGACATCTCTGCAACCTTAACAGCGTATCCAATAGGATCAGTCTCTTTCAGGTATTCCAGATTCTCTGTTTCTTGAGGCTGCATCAAGGCTTGCTCGATATACTGCAACCTCTCCGCATAAGTATCTCGGAGTTGCTTCGCTTCTTGAACTGCATGGCGTTCAGCTTCAACTGCCTTACGTTCTTCAGCTACAGCTTGCGATTTCTTTGTATAATCAGTGCCAAGTTGATACGACTTAATAAGCTCATCAAGGGTTACATCACGTTCTTCTCCCGCAGCTTTCACTCGGAATGTTTGATGTTCCTCTGGCTCATCAGCTTCTTCTTGTTCTACCTCAGATTCTTCCGATTCCTCGTATTCCTCTGATTCGGCATCGCTATCGTTGGATTCTGTGCGCTGTTCTGGTTGTTCCTGTTCGGAGCCGTCATCAGTACCCATTAATCCCAAAATAGCGTGGGCTGCACCATTTACATCTAACTGCGCACTTCCCTCTGGAGTGGTGCTTTCAGTATCGCTCATGTTTTCATTTCCATAATTATATAGGGAACCGCCCTATACGGACTACAAAATCTTCCATCTTTTTGCGTCAATGAGCTTCTGGTTAGTAAGCCCTTGAATATAACCTTCTATATCCTCTAGAACTCGGAGGCGTAGATACGCTTGTTCACGTAGTTCCATGTCGCTGTAATCTGTGCTTCTAAACTTCTGTATCTCTAATTCTTTTAGCTCGTTCATTACCTCAATGAATCGCTCATCTTGAAGTATCCGAGCTGCCCAATCTGCTTTACTCATTGGACTAAACCACCTAATTCTTTAATCGCTTTAAGGACAATCTCAGCCTGTTTCTGACGCATCTGCTCGTCTGCCATATCCATCGTTAGGATTGCCTGTAACTGCTGAACAGCTAACTGTGCTTCTTTAATCTTGATGTCTGACTGTTGCTGCTGATTCTTCATAGCCATCTCTAGACCCTTTTGGGTATAAGACGCTTCAAGTTCCTGCTGCTTTAACTTTAGCTTCTCCGAGTCAATCTGCGACTTCGCAGCGATCTTCTCTCGCTCAACACTAGCAAGCATCTGAGCTACTTCAGCCTGAGCATCTGGTGACGGTGGCTGTGGCTGCGCTAACGCTGCGTCCTGCTCTGGAGTTATCTCATTCAAGAAAGCATTAGCATCTTTGAAACCTGCTGACTCGATAAACTTTGCTAACGTGGTGCGATACTGTCCTACCGATACTAGCGGATTAGATGGGCCAAACTGCTGCAATATCTGCTCTTGTTTCGCTAGAATCATTTGTAACATAGCCAGCTTTTGATCTCTGTCGCCAGAGCCAAGACCTACGTTAATGCTAATGTCGTATTCATTCGCCCATGTTCTAGGGTCGTACTGTACGTATTTACCACGCATACGGATAATCTTAGCCTTGTCCTGATACTTGCCCAATAGATGCAAGATAGCTCTGAATAACGACTTAACGCCAGTGTCAGCAAAGATACGAGCAATCAACTCTAACTTACCGCTATTAGACTTCATCATAGCCGCTACAGCAGTAGCTGTGACGTTAGATAATATATCTGGATCTAAACCTGACGATGCGTCTGTAACGCCTGTACGCTTGGCTGCTACACCGTCCAGATACTCAAACATTGGGAACGCTTGACCTGTAACGCTAGGTACTTGTAACGGTATCAGAGCATTAGGATTCTTTACTCGGATAATCCCACCAGGAGTAGCATTTAACAAATCATCGACGTTTGCTTGTCCATCAACTACACCAATACGAGCATTGTTGGTGAGATAAAGATTATCCAAAGTCTGACGCATCAACGTGGACTTGATTAACTGAATGTCCATCGTTCTGTCAGCTAATGACTGTCCAAAAAACTTGTGCGGGATTGGGATCGGACACAACGAATGGAACGGAATTAAGTCAGTCTCATCGTCATACAGAATCTCGTTGCCGCAGTAAACAATCCTACGTAACTCAGCGATACCATCCTCGTCCTCATCGATACGTATAAAGCACTCGTATATCTCAACTACCTGCATCGAGAAGTCTAAGCTAGGAGCTGAATCAGGCTGCTCACCTTGATCGAATCGTGCGATACGCTCAGGACTGTAAGTTAAATCGTCATACGTTGGCAGACTGTCAACTACGTCTTTATCGTAACCCATAGCGATAAGATCACTACGTGGAACTAAGCGTCTGTGCGCTACGAACGGAGAATCATCAATAGTCTTAGCTGCCTTAGAGATCAAGAATTCTTCTGGCGGCACGTTCTCAATACGTACATTACCTGACTTCTTAACCTTCTTTACCGTTACAGAATAAGATGGAGCCATAATCGGCATACCCATCTCATCAACTCCAGCTTCTACCATCTCTACCTTCTGACGCACAACTTCCATTGACTCATCAGATAGCAATAAAGCAAGTTCTTCTTCTGTTAGATTCTTGTACTTCTCTTTGACTACATCTTCTTTTGATTCCCAGTAAGACTTAACGATACCTGTCTTTTGTAACAGCGCATCCTTAAACCAATTGTGCAGGATCAGCAGACCATCATTCTCACGATAGAATACCCAGTTACAGTATTCGGTAGCTTGCTTGGCTGATTCCTCGTCATTAGGTGACTTAGGCTCAAAGTAAACTATGTCCTCTGTTGTCGTAAAGACACGTAGAAGCTGTGGCAATGCGCCATCAATAGCTTCAGCTACCTCGCCTGTAACGATCTGACTACGACCTTCTACCTCGTTGCCGTAAGCCTCACGTAAGTAATACTGTAAAGCTCTAGTACGCTCGTCAGTAGTCTCAGAGTCGATGAACCCGATTGCGTTCTCAATCTCGTTATCTAAGATACCTTTTACTTGTCCTGAATCCATAGCTAAACCCTATGCGGATATTTTGCTTATTATACAACCCATTTGGTATTTATTGGGATATTTGATGACCATGAATCGTCCGATTCGTCAAGCGTTATCGCTAAATACCTGAAACTATCTGCTGCGTGCGATGCCCAGTCATGTAGCGGCTTCTCGTAGTACACATTCTGCTTCTCGTTATATTCCCTACGATAGTTCCTCAGCGCATTAACGCCCTGTTTAGTCTTATCCTTGTCAAACCAACAACGTGGTAGCAACCTACGCACTGCCTGTATGCCATCAGCCACAGATAGTCTAGGAGCTACCGTTATTTCTAGTCCTGCTTCTTGGAGGACTTCTTGTCTGCTGCGTCCTGTCCCCAGTTCACGCACCGCAACGTCATGTGGTAGGTACTGGTCGAAACGCTCATATCTATTTTCTTTGAGCCAATTGACATACCAATCAAGCCCGACCCCGTGGTTTTCCACGAAATCAAGCAACCTGACTTCTTTGCCAACCAGTTGAGCCACCCACAAGCAAGTAGAGTCACCCATACCCAAATCCCAAGCCACATAAGACTTGCAAAGATCATCCCTGTCAATAGTGGTGATGCGACCCTTTGCCTCAAGATCGTTGATAATCGACCCATAATAGCTGCCCTCAATGGCTGAATTAAAATTACACTCAAATTCTTGCTCATACTTGTCGGAACCCATCTCGGCACGAGCATCATTTAATTCTTTCTCGCTAAGTACGCCTGTCTCGCTAGCCTTAAACTCTAGTAATGCCCAGCCTTCAGCAGTCTCAGCCCTATCCCTAAAGTCTGCAAAGTGGTTTCTTCCCTTAGGTGTGCCAATAAACAAGCACCAACCTAGTCTGTCTGCTAGTGCTGGTCTGATGACTTCGTTCCAGATTTTCGGGTTTTGATCCCCAATCTCGTCAAGCACCACCCCATCGAAATACTGACCACGTAAAGAATCGGAATTGTCAGAACCATAAAGACTAATGCGCCTACCCCAAAAATCCACCCTAAGCTCAGATATGTTAGCCGTAGCACCCAATGGACGAGTGAACTCAAGAAGGTAATCCCAAGCCACACGCTTAGACTGAGCGTAAGTAGGAGCAATATAAGCAAATCTCGGATTCGGTTTATCACATTGAATCGCAGCCTTTATGAGTTGATTGATGGCACTTACAGTCTTCCCCATCCTTCGATGAGCAACAACGACTGTAAAGCGATGGTTGTCAATTGCCTCATGAATCTTGATCTGCTGGTCACGAGGCTTGTAAGGTATGACTATTTCTGCCATGTCACGCTATGCTCTACTGCGCCACCGTCTGCACCTGTGATCTCTGACCTAGCCAAATCAGGTATGGTTTTCTTGAGCAGAATGTCAGCCGCTTTAATTTGGCTCGCAGTCATTTCTATCTCACCATTAACGTGTTTAACTAAGCGAGTTAGGATAGCTCCTGCTTGTATTTTAGATTTCCATTCTTCGCTCAAAGTAGTCTTTCTTATTCTGGCAGCCATAATTATTTAAATTGCAATGAAATGTTGTAAGTAAGGAATATCTCAACCAGCCTATTATGGTTAGCTTGATCTTCAGCAGCCTTCGAAAACACACGTTTTGCATAAGAGTTATAAAAATGTTCCAACATCTTTTTTTGAAATTTGGCTAAGTTACTGCCATCTCTCAAAGCTACTGTAGCAGTTGAATCCTTATTCTTTAGCCACAATGCGAACCAATCTTTAGCTAAATCAATTGCTTTTAGACAGTTACTAGGAATAAACATATCAATCCTAACCCTAGCAGTTCCACCACCAGCCAGTACATTTGTTAAATTGTCTAAGCCGATGCTTGCTATATGTTTTTCTTCAAAGTCATAAGCATCTTGCTCATTAGAGAAATACGCTACTTTTTGCTTTATAACAACTAAATTTAATTCTTGTAACTCTCTGATTAAATTACACTTTTCAGAGCATACTCCTTTGCGAGCATCTTTCTCGTGGTGGTCTATTCGATCTCTTTTGCCTTTACCAATATAAAAAGGCTTTTTAGTTCTAGGATCTACTAACTCATATACGTACCATCTATTATCTGTTTCCATTTTTGCATTACCTTTCTGGTGTCATGCGTTACTTCTTAGGTTTCTTTTCTTTCTTTAGTTCTAACTGATCTTTACCTGCTATTAGACCCAATGGCACTACTCCAGCCAATAAATCTGCTTCGTTAGCCCTAGCAGGATCAAATGCAGCAAATCTTGATCGTAATAATGTTGGATCTTGTATAGCTGTAATATCGCTTTTTTGTGATTTATATAACTTATCTAAATAATCTCTTGCTTCAGTGAATTGTTTTCCTGAAACATTAGACCATTGTTCATCAGGATATATACCGTATTTTTCTTTTAAATATTCTTTAGCTCTATATATATGGCTATTCGGCCCTGCATCTCTTACGTTTTTAATTACAATTCCTTTTTTACCTAATTGATTAGCAATCATTCCAAGTTCATCTGTGGTAGTTGCTGAATTTTTATCTAAACCTAATTCATCTAGAGAATACTTTTTATTACCTTGTTTAACACTTAATTGGTTTGTATATATATCTGACCAATTTTTTCCACGAGCATTTGTTGTTAGCAAATCTTTATCTTTTACAAGTAATGGCATTATGTTGCCACCAGGAGTTCCAATTCCAGAAAGATAAGTCTCAGCTATTACTGGATTATTAGTTACAAAAGCACCAGCTCCAGATGTTTTGCCTTTTCCTTGCACATTCATACTTTGTATATCAGCATTTGTTCCATGATATACAGGGTTTTCTACATTAAATCCCATTGCTTTAGCTCTATCCATTGCTGTATTACCAGGTGGCAAGCCAAGCATTTTTTCTGCATTTATTGACGCTGTTTGTTGAGCTTGGTTAAGAAATTTACCAGTTGGATTAATGCTTCCAGTAAATCCTAAAGCCATATCCTGTTGCTGTTGGTCTATATATTGTTTTGCTGCCGCTTGCTCAGGAGATACTGGTATTCCACGATATGCGTTACGTTCTGCCTGTAAAGCAAGGCTTGACAATCTGTTGTACTCTGCTGCGTCTTGGTTAAGTCCTGACATATATTGTCTAGGATCAGACATAAGTAAGCCAACATTACCCTTAGTTTCTTGGTATTGGCTCTTTAAGGCTTGTAGGGCGTTATCCAGTAGTCCCATATATTTCCTCGTACTTGTCAGGACGGTTAGTCCGTATCCATTCTCTAGGCTCCTCGTGACATTTTGCGTAGTCCATTCCTAC